TGTATTGCGCTATTGGCAGTTGTTTATTACTTACTAGAACAACAGCATTACCAATTAGTTGTGATATCTTGAGAAATGAGTTTTAAGGAAACAAGAAAGAAGAGAAAATGGATTTGATAGCAGTGGTGGCATTAGCCATCCTTCTACTCGGATTCATTTTGGAATTAAAAGGAACAGGACAAAACGCAGATTCAGGTTTGAGTGCCCTAATAAAAATACATGACTTGTGGACAGCTACACCATTGGAGAGATGGGGAGAAAAGTACAAGGAGACCCTTAAGAATTTGGGGTCAACAGCTTTCAATTCTTTCAAAGTAAGAGGCATTAGACGAGTTGAGAAAGACCCATTGACAGTAAGTAGAGGTTTTGATAAACTGAGGGAGCTGATGCTTATGACAAAAATCATACCATCTGGACATGTTCTATCACTTTGCTGTGGTAGAGGAGGGTGGGAACAAGCTTATGCCAGCTCACCAGGGGTTACCAGGGTGACAGCCGTCACTTTGGGCGCAGGACCAGGTCACGAAGGCCATGAAAACTACACACAAAATAGTTTTCCAGGGAGAGAGAAAGTTAAAGTGACCTATGCCGATGCAACCACATATCCAACAACTCCGCATGACACCTTACTATTTGACGGAGGTGAGTCCCATTCAGATTATGAGCACGAAGCACGAAGGTTTAACAGGTTGTTCTCAATGACAGTGATGCGGCAAATATACCCGGGGACTAAGAGTTTCATTCTGAAGGTGTTAACACCAACACACCCTGAGACAATAAAAATGCTGAAAGAAATACAATCTGTAACAGGAAAGGGAGCATTGTACAGAGTAGCGGCTTCTAAGAATACAACATTAGAGTTATACTTCGTCAGTACCAAGATTGGAGCTTTAGATGCTACAGTGAAAGCTCTATTGAAAGCCACCATATTGAGAGCCATCGAAGGAAGGAAATTGAAACCCAGGAAAATAGGACCAGAGTACACGTACTATCGAGAACCAGTACAACCGACCGAAATAAAAATTTTGGAACCAATGGACATGGAAGAAAGTGTGAAACAACTGGGTCCCAGAGTGCCTGAACAAGGCAGAAACTACAACCACTGGGAAAACATGGGAGTGTACCCTGTTGGAATAGAAGGCAATGCTGGTATGAAATATAACAGATACGGACTAAAGTGTGCCCATAGATTAATACCATCGCTGAGAGGATTTGATGATTGGAAATTGACCGACACAACACCCAAAGGATTTATAGAAGTATTTAACCGGAAAGTGGATGTTCCCCCAAAAGAGAACCACAAATACCATAGAGAGCTAAGGACCATATACCAAGGTTTGGCCAAATACTTCAGAAAAATAGGTTATGTGCACAAAGAGATGGGATGGGAAGAACTAATGAAAAATGCTAACCCAGCTGGAGCACCTGGGTGTATAGATAAGGCCCAATCAGTTAAAGAGTTCATGGAACAACCAGGCTGGTGTAAGGAAGTGGAAAAAATCAGAAAATCATTGAGAGAAGGTAAACCGGTAGGATGTGTGTTCAACACCATGGGAAAACGGGAGAAGAAAGAGAGCAAACATGTGAAAGGATCTCGGATGATAGCATTTCTACCGATAGCCACGAGATTGCTTGAGATGAAGATCTTTGGAAACCTACTGAAGTTGACAAAGCCAACAGTCAACCGATTCGGTGTGGGAGGCATGGGCTTACATGACCTGGGAGAGAGAATAGCAGAGACATGGCTGGGGAAGGGTGTTAGCAATGACATAGCAGGCTTTGACACCAGAGTAGGCCTAGTTATTCAATCTCTAGAGTGTGAGTTCATAAGAGAGTTATGCAACAACGAAAATTTGAAGGAAGATGTGGAGAACCTATACAGGATTTACGCGTACCCCCACATACTCATACCAATACCATCGGAATTTAGAAGATCGGAATTGCTAGCAGGCCGAGGACAAAGGATGAGCGGAACCAATCCAACATACTCAATGAATACAATTACAAGACTGGCAATCTTTTTGCTGGAGCTAGGGGTTTCCCTAGGAGAGAGGATAACAGTGGATTGGGTAGTAGATGTGATGCAAGGGTCGAAAGGCTGGAACAAGAGAATAGCTGGATGTATATCAGGTGATGATGCTACTTTTACAACACAAAGCGACCAGCAGCAATTGTCGATGACAGGTGAGATTTTGGAGGAAGTTGGGTTCCCTAGGAAGAACATGCACGCGGGCCAGCGGGCCCAAATAGCTGACAGAATTGAGGAGGTGGATTTTTGCTCCCATCACTATGAGAGAATTAGTTTTATGGATGCAACAACAGGTGACGTTCGCAACAGATGGATGCCAACTAGGAATGTGACAGAGATTGTATCAAAGTCGCTCATCCGCGTAGGAGGCCAGGATAGGGATCTGGATGAGCAGGCATGGTTATCTGCTCAGGGAAACAACTTGCTGGTGAATTACCCGCACCTGAGGACAACAAGAGCGCTGGGTTTTGCCTACAAGGCAATAGTACATCCCAACGCCATACTGAGAGACACAGGGGGGTTTTTAAGACCAAAACCGTGGATGAGAGAAGGTGACTTGTTGGACGTTTTTAACGAAGTGATGTTTGGGGAATCGACACATTACCCCATGAGAGGCTTTAGGGTCAGAAGTTGGTCACACGTCGGCTATTTACCACCAAAAAGGGAAATAGTGTATGACCCGGAAACCTTCGGGAAAAAGAGGAGCTATTGGAGAGCCAAACTACTCCATGACGTAGAGCTTGCAGTGTACGAATTGGGAACAAGAGGAGACACGACCATCTTGTCTAACTGGAGAGTCAAGAGATATGACTAAACCAGAATGAAGGGGTGGACTAGCGGTTAGAGGAGACCAGGTTGAGTGGCCAACCTCCACCCCAACCCTGTTGCGCCACCTAGCACAGAGGCCAGTAAAGAGCTAGCTCTAAACTCTGTAAAAGATTGAGCCATGTAGTGGAGTACCACGAACTCCAACCACTGACCTTAACCAGTTGGTAGGTTTTAGAAGTGGACTAGTATTAGGGATGCTCTAGGGGGCCATTATCCTAGAGATGTAATTCAAATCTTCTATCTTGCAGGTTTTTTGGAATTAGCCAAATACTGGTGAGCATACTGTTCCTAAACTCAAAAGAAGAAGTGCCCA